TTTCCAACAGGTCCTTGGTGCGAAGACGGCGATTGGGTGTTGTTTGGACGATATGCCGGTTCTCGTTTTGATATAGAAGGCGGCGAAGTAAAAATTCTTAACGATGATGAAATCATCGCTAAAGTAGAAGACCCAGAAGCAATTCTGCATAACTATTAACATGAGGAGCAAATCATGCCAGCACAAGAACTGACAAAAACTGACGAAGAAAAAATGGTGGACCTGGATGTTTCGGGCCCCGCTGTTGACGTCGAACTACCACAAGACGGCGCCGTAATTACAGAGGTGGGCGAAGAACCCTCTGAAGAGAAGCTTGTAGTTGTGGAAGAGACACAAGCAGAAGAAAAGCAAGAAGAACTTCAAGACTACGGCAAAAAAGTCCAAAAAAGAATCGATAAATTGACCGCAAAACTGCGAGAAGCCGAACGCAGAGAACACGCAGCAACAAAGTTTGCCGAAAGCGTCAAAAAAGAAAACGAAGGGCTTAAAACCAAGAACACCACTTTGGACGGAAACTATATCGTAGAGTTTGCAAATCGTATTACTACAGAAACAGAAGCGGCCAAACAACAACTAAGACAAGCCACTCAAAATGACGAAGTGGACAGACAGGTAGAAGCACAACAAAAACTAGCAAGACTGGCTGTAGAAGCACAAAACCTTAAAAAACTAAACGAACAAAGAAAACTGCAAGCGAACAAAACACCTCCTCCGGCTACGTTGGATCAAGTTTTTGAGAACAACGTCGCAAACGCGCCGCCTGCACCACCTGATCCAAAAGCGGAGGCGTGGGCAGCAAAAAACAACTGGTTTGGCAAAGATGCCGCTATGACTATGACCAGTTTTGTTCATCATCGTCAATTAACAGAGGAAGAAGGGTTTGACGGGACCGAAGATGCGTATTATGATGAGATAGATAAACGAATGAAGGCAGAGTTTCCCCATAAGTTTGATGAAGAAACTTCTGTCATTGAAACGAATAAGCGTCCCGCCCAAACGGTCGCATCTGCAACACGCAGTCCGAAAAGAGGGCGCGGCAAGAACACTGTGAGACTCACACCATCACAGGTTGCTATTGCCAAGAAATTAGGTGTGCCACTAGAAGAGTATGCAAAACACGTGAAGGAGTAAAGCATGACTAAAAAAACAGAAAACAACACTCGCGCTTCACGCGAGACCAGTACAAGAGAAAAACAAGCTCGACGTAAACCATGGTCTCCACCATCCGCACTGGATGCACCCCCGCCCCCTGAAGGCTATCGACATAGGTGGATAAGAACCGATGTCCGCGGACAATCTGACACGAAGAATATGTCAGCAAGACTCCGTGAAGGATATGAACCTGTGAGAGCAGATGAGTATCCGGACTTCGAAGCTCCCACCATTGAAGACGGTAAACACGCAGGATGTATTGGGGTAGGAGGGCTGATATTGGCTCGTATACCTGAAGAAACGGTCGAGGAAAGAGCTCACCATTTTAATCTCAAAACTGAGGGACAAATGGACGCTGTTGACAACGACTACTTCAGAGACGGATCACATCCCTCTATGTCGGTTTCTAAACCAAATCGGCAATCTCGTGTAACATTGGGCGGTAAGAGAGCGGCTGATAAGGCTTAACTTTTATCGGTAATTTAATATCATCTTATTTAGAGGACTAAATAAAAATGGCTAACGTAGATAAAGCCTTCGGGCTTCGTCCGTATAAAGGACTTAATGTTGGTTCGGCTGTACAGCAAGCTAATAAGTATAGTATTGATCCCTCCGGATACGGTACAAGCATCTTTCAAGGTGACTTGTGCATATTCGCAGGCGGATATATTAACAGAGCAGCGGCTAGTTCAGCTAACATAGTTGGTGTGTTTTCACATTGTTACTATGTTAATTCCAGCGGAGAGCCTACGTTTTCGAATTACTACCCTGCAAGCACAACTGCACTCGGAAGTGGCGCTATAGATGTATTCATCTATGACGACCCTAATCAAATGTTTGTTGTACAAGCAGACGGCGCATCGGCTGTTACCTGTATAGGTAGAAATGCTGATACCGACGGAATTGGTGGTAGTACGACTACGGGCGTAAGCACTCGAGAGCTCGACTCAAGCACAATCGCCACAACTCAAGCTTTACAGCTTAAGATTGTTGGTGTGGTTCAAGATGATTCTAACGGAGATCTCACAGCGGATAATGCAAATTTGGTTGTAATAATCAATGAGCACGCTTACAGAGGTCCTGTGGCTGGAACTTAAGGAGTATAGATAATGGCAATAAGTAGAGCGCAACTCGTAAAAGAATTGCTACCTGGCTTGAATGCTCTCTTTGGACTAGAGTACGGTAGATATGACAACGAACATGAAGCAATTTATGACGTTGAATCAAGTGACCGCGCTTTTGAAGAAGAAGTTATGCTTACCGGTTTCGATGCAGCACCCGTTAAATCTGAAGGAGCAGGTGTAGCATTCGACTCAGCACAAGAAGCCTTTACCTCTAGGTATACCCATGAAACCATTGCTTTGGCGTTTTCAATTACTGAAGAAGCTATCGAAGATAATCTTTATGACAAATTGTCAGCAAGATACACTCGTGCGCTTGCAAGAAGTATGTCAAACACTAAGCAAGTAAAAGCAGCATCTGTCTTAAACAGAGCCTTTAACACAAGTTATTTAGGCGGCGACGGTAAAGAACTTTGCGCAACAGACCACCCAACTGTGGGTGGCGCTAATTTGCGTAATGAACTTTCTACCTCTGCTGACCTTAACGAAACTTCGTTAGAGCAAGCACTGATTGACATTGCAGCATTTACAGATGAGCGTGGACTAAAAGTAGCACTTCAAGGAATGAAACTAATCATCCCTAAAGAACTACAGTTCACTGCTGATAGGCTCATGGAATCACCTGGTCGTGTAGGAACTTCTGATAATGATATAAACGCTATTAAGAATATGGGCATGGTCCCTGAAGGCTATGTAGTGAATCATTATCTTACTGATACCGATGCCTGGTTCATTAAGACTGATTGTCCAAACGGTTTCAAAATGTTTAACCGTTCGCCAATCAAGACTTCAATGGAAGCAGACTTCGATACTGGTAATGTTCGATATAAGGCACGCGAAAGATATTCGTTTGGGTGGTCTGACCCCCGAGCAGTCTTTGGCAGCCCCGGAGCATAAAGCTAAATATGGAACCTCGCCGGGGGTTTCTTACTCAACCCGGCACACTTTCTCTTTCTTTTTGTATTTTTTCCAAGTAATATAGTTATTGTATCTAGGGATAACCTTGTCCTATCGACTGACCTAGCAGACAAGCCAAGACAATAGGACTTATTTTTTCAGGAGAAAAAATTATGGCAAAATCAACCTTTTCAGGCCCAGTTAAATCACTAGCTGGCTTTATTTCGGCAGGAAACGCTAACGTAGTTAGTCTAACTGCTGACACAACTTTGACTGTTGCAGCACACGCTGGAAAAGTCCTAGTAACTAATGACGCAGACGGTAAATTTACTCTACCTTCTATTGTTGCAACTGCTCCAGGCAGTGACGACGATCCAAACCAAACCAATAACCTAGGCGCTACTTTTACCTTTATAGTTGTCACAGCAGCTACAGATATGGACATCTTAACTGATGGAACAGATAAGTTCGTTGGTGGGTTATATACAGGTGTAGATGATGCAACAGGTAAAACTTTTATTTCTGCTGCAGCTAACGATGTAATCACCATGAATGGAACAACTAAAGGTGGGCTTGTAGGTAGTATTGTAAAATGTACCGCTATGGCAAGTGCTAAGTATGCTGTTGAAGGAATCATACTTGGTTCAGGAACTATAGTTACACCATTTGCTAATAGTTAATAGTAGGAGCTTATTATGGCTAATACAGTCACAGGCCCTACCATTCAATATGACTACGACAAAAAACTAGTTGTTTATTGTTCAGTTTTATCAGACGGAAGCGCAAGCAGCACAACGTTGGTCGATGTTTCAGCATTGACAACAAACAACGGGAAAGCTTGCGCCCACGTTGCACTGAGTAAAATCTGGTACACAGCAGGCGGAGGAACAGATGCCCCTGCTTCCCTAGATTGGGATGCAGACACTAACGTTACTTTTTTAACGCTTTCTTATGACAATATGTTTGATTTTAGTTCTATTGGAGGGTTGGTCAACACAGAAGCGACGGGATACAGTGGAGACGTTCTTTTCGTTATTCCATCAACTTCCGATGCAGGAAATGAATACACAGTTTGGTGCGAGTTCATAAAATATTATGAAGCACCTAATAATTAAGAGTAGACCATGCCAGGAATGAGAGAAAGAAAACTGCACATGATGGGAGAAACTAAATCTTCCCGTGGCGACTATGGCGTAAAAGGCTATAAGTACGGCGGGAAAGTAATGGGAACTTCTAACTATAAGAAGAAAGCCCGTAGGCCTTAACCATGGCGACTTCAGGAACCACAACATTCGACTTGAGTGTTGATGAAATTATTGAAGAAGCATACGAACGTTGCGGAATCGAGCTTCGTACTGGGTACGATTTAGAAACCGCACGTCGTTCGTTGAATCTTATGGTTGCTGAATGGGCAAACAGAGGCCTTAATCAATGGTTAATTGTTAAAAATAATTTTACAGTTACCGATGGAACCAATTATGTAGACTTAGGCACAGATGTTGTAGACATAACATCTGCTGTCATTCAAAGAGACAACACAGATTTTCAACTTGAGAGAATCAGCCGTTCTGATTTCTTGTATACACCTGAAAAAGCAGACAAAGCCAGACCAACTCAGTTTTTCTTAGAGAGACACATAACCCCTAGAATGTACTTATACCCCACGCCCGAAAACTCTACGGATGTGGTTTATTATTACGCACTAACAAGGATGCA